GGAACATGGGCTCGCCATAGAGGGATGTCGCACGTTCGACCAGCCATTCACATAGCTCAAGGGGTGTCCGGTTATTCTCGGTGGCCGGCACATAATGATAAGACTGATCGAACTCAACGCCCTCCATATCCATGTCAAGCTTGGATGACAGTGTATTGGCGATGATGTCGGCGATGTTGCCCACCGAGCTTCCACGCATATGCTTGAATGCTGACAGGTAGGCATGCTCCTCGATGATTTGTAGGACATAGGTCTGTGATGTGTCGTTGTCCCCTCGTACAGCGGCTGATACACCATAGACATAGAAGGTACGGTCATACTCTACATCACCGACATTCCAGACAAGGCGGATGGTTTCCTGTCCCTGAAAATTGATGGTGGATGATAGAGCACTGGTGTCCGCAATCACAACCGAGCCTGTCAGGTATGCAACAAAGATACTCTCATAGATGTTGATCTCGGCAACCGCACGAAGGATATCAAATGACCCGGATGTTCCTTCGTCCCTCTGTCCCTCAAATCGGTTACGGTGCAGGAATGCCTGCTTGAGGACATAGCCAGACATTAGCGGGCCATGCTTTTGTTATGCAGAGCCACAAACTTGGCAGTGGTCCCGGGACGTAGCACCTTGATGCGGGATAGGTCTGCATTCTTCTCCTCATAGAACTCCCGGAAGGTGATGCCGGTGTAGGGCGCAGAGTTGGCATAGACATCAGGCGTGACGAGATCATCAAAGACACCACCAATGAGATCGGTCGCACCTTCGGGACCCCGGCCCCGGAAGTCCACGGCATAGTCAACGTCTACATGGTCACCATCTCCGTCTTCGAAGTGGTGATAGGCAAGGTGTGCGGGCGAGTGGACAATGCGCACGGTCAGCTGACTGTTAGGAGCCCCGGCCACCACATCAACCACAACCTCATTGGCTTGGAATGGAATGGTGTTGGTCTTGCGAACAAACATCTGGCCGAGGTTGACATTGCGGGCATAGACCACACCCGATGCGCCGGACTGCTGGCCGAAGATGGAGTCGCCGACCGCAAACTGTTCGATCATGGCATGCTGTTGGAAGTTGGTTTCATCCCCAAGGTCCACCACACTAGGCAGGAACACCAGACACTCGCCCGGGATATCCTCATTGAGCTTGGCAAGTAGGCTATCATAGGACAGAGGCCAGCCGCACTGGCGCAGACCATCATTGAGTAGGTAGAAGGTCCAGTAATATTCCGGTGTGTCATAGAGGCGCTGACTTACGATGTCCGGTCTCTCGCCATCCGCCACATCATAGAACTGATACAGGCTCTCATCATCCGCCACACCCTCGAACACTTCGGAGAATGAGACAATGTTGGTGAATTCCACGTCCGCAGTCTTCTCGGTCGATGAGAATTGGTACTTGACAGTAGGGAATGAGTTGAAGTATGACATTTAGAATCCTTGGTCGATCATGCCCCGATGAAGGGTACGGTCCTCGGTGACTGATACAGATAGCTTGGTGGCCAATGGAGCAGCCCGTCCTTGGCTATCGGTGCGATAGGTCATGGCATTGCCGGAGTCGAGTGTGGTGTCCACCGAGACCAGCGAGCAATACTGCAGCCGTGGTCCGATGCGCAGTAGTCCTGAGCTGACCAGATCATCCCTGTCGCCGCCAAGCGTGGTCGTCAATATATCGGTGATATCACCGGCCTGACTAATCGCATCCCGGGTCTCATCAGCCATCTGATAGAACATATCGATCTTGAGCATGCTGGGAAACTTGTAGACATAATCATCCGCCGCAACCGCCAGCTCGGACGATCCCAAGGCTCCGGGCACATACTCAGGATACAGGTTCCTACGAAAGAACTTGACGATGTCATTAATCTCGGATGCTTCATTGGAGTCGTCCGGGATTAGCTCAAAGTCCCACTTGAATGTCCGAATGCCAACACGTTCAAAGATCGCTCGCTGGTGTGGATTGGCGGTGTATCGTAGGTTACCCCTCACGGCATTGCCAGCCGGACTGGCAGAAAGCCCCGGGAAGCGCTGCATGACCATGGTGATCACGGCGGCGTTCACGGCATTACCGCCAACAAGGTTCTGTCCCTGTTGGATGGTGTCAACCAATGCGCCGGACAACATGGCCCCGGCATCCGAGAGACGACTTTCCAAGTCACCAACACCACCAAGTACCCCACCCTGAATGGCCTGCTCGACACCCCGTCCAATCATCCCGAAATCAGATGATGTGTATGTGGCGCCGTCGCCGAATGAGAATGAGCCGGGCATATGAAGATAGACCGCCGGTGTGTCGTTACCCTTCACCTTGAGTCTGTTATGAGAGTCTAGTTTGAAGTCCACCTGTTTGAAGCGAACCCACAGCCGATCCTTCGAGGAAACATTCGATGGATATTTCATAATTGTGCGGTTAGTCATTACGTTCCCTCTGTATAAATAGATCGTATCTGTATTTATACCGAGGACTCATGGCTTTTCGCACATACAAGGGCAAATATAAATTAAAGAAGCCTGCCAAGTACATGGGCAATCCTGATGATGTCGTGTATAGGTCTGGGTGGGAGCGTGCATGTTTCCTTTGGTGTGAGCGTCAGGACAAGGTAGTCGAGTGGGTGGCAGAGGAGACGGTCATCCCATACTATGATAGCGGCAAGAAGAAGCAGCGCCGTTACTTCATGGACCTGACAATCAAGTTTGCGGACGGCACCATTCTTATGGTTGAGGTCAAGCCATCCAAGCAGACCCGGCCACCTGTTAAGAAGGGCAAGAAGCGCCAGTATTATATCGAAGAGTGCATGACCTATGTCACCAACAGCTGTAAATGGGAAGCAGCCGAGGCCTATGCAAAGAAGGCCGGATATGAGTTCGCAATCTGGGATGAACACGTCCTAAAGAAGATGGGGATACTGAAATGGTAGATGGACCACGGCAACCCGCCACATATCAGAACTGGGTGACACGCAAGATGCGTTCGCCTTCATCCAAGCTGGCAACCCTTGAGTTTGGCCGGTCCTATCTGTTCGGCTATGAACCTGATCGCAGCGAGCGTAACATGACGCCCCTTGACATGGTGCCTCTGTTCATTGTGACCCGGGTGCGCAATGGTGGCCTGCTCGGTATCAATGTCCTGTCCCTCACATCCATCACACATCGCCGCCGTATTGTCGAAGAGTACATCCGTATCATGTCCCTGCCCAAGGAGGATGATCGTAAGGATGCCCTCCTGCGCATGGAGCTGGCGGTCAAGGCCAATGGCTCGACCAAGCCTGCCCTGAAATTCTATTCAAAGAACCGCATCAAAGGCCGCATCATTGAGGTGCTACCCGAGGAACTTGCCACACTCGTAACGAGGACACTATAACACGCCATGGTAAACTTCATCGGACCTGACTTTGCTCATACCATCATTGCTGCCAAGGGTGGCATCGCCAAGCTCAACAAGTATCGCATCCTGTTGCCCACCATGTCGGTTGGCGAGGATGCCATCTCCATGGATGTCCTGTGTCGGCGGGCAACCTTGCCGGGCCGCAGCATCACCACCGTTCCCCGTCGAGTGAACATGAAGAGCTTCGAGACACCGACCGGATACATCAATACCCCGGTTGACATGGCCTTCACCGAGTCCAATGACCATACCGTGAGCCGATACTTCGACCGATGGATGAACTCGGCAGTTGATCCGGTGACCTATGCAGTGGCCTACCGTAAGGACTTGGTCCGGGACATCTATATCATGGCCACCAATGATAGCGGTGTGCCCACATACATTGTCAAGCTGCGTGGTGCCTTCCCGAAGGTCAAGACCCAGATCGATCTAAGCGACAACTCCGAAAACTCGGTGGTCGAGATACAAATCCAGATCGAGTATGAGGACTATGAGGTCATGGAGAGTGCCCTGCTATCTGGTGGTATTGACCTACTGCGAGCCGTCCAAGGTGGCAGCTTCCCATCCAATGTCATTCGTGACCTAACCCGAGGACTATTCTAATATGGCTGGCAATAACGACTTCATGGGTGCTGTGGTTGCGGAACTCAAAATCCTCAATGAGACATCCACCAAGGCATTGGACCGAACTACTGAGAATGAAGAATTTACTAAAATTCTCGCCGAACGCATGAAAGCACTACTCGATCTGATGGCCGCTAGTGAGGGTGCCAGATTGCTCGAACTTCAACAGCAGGCACTAGCCGCTGCCGAGCGCCGCAAGGAAGCCAAGGGTATGAAGGATGGCGAGAAGAGGAAGAACGGTCTTATCCTAGATGGTCTGCTTGCGGCTATGGGCGTGGCTGCTGCAGCAGGCGCCATTGTCATGGGTGTTGCATTGGCTGCCAGTAGAATGCGGACAGACCTTGATGACGCCATGACAAAGACCATTGAGATGGTCACAGGCTTCTTTGTTTCATTGAATACAATTGGGTTTGCGAAGAAAGTCGGCTCATTGATTAATACCATGATGTTCGGTATCCCAAGTATGATCAATAATGCGATACGGGCGGCCTTTGATTCGAAATGGTTCAAAACACTCCGGACCAATCTATTCTCGCCCATCACCAGATTCATTGCCCGCCTTGGTAATTGGCTTACCCCGGCCAAGTCTTCGAGGCGGATGCTATTTGACGGCATCAAGTTCATCTTTAAGTGGATTGGGAAGATATCAAAATTCTTTGTTGACATTGTCAAGGCTATCATTCCGTTCAAAGAGTTTCTGGGCAAACTGCTGGGGGCGGTGTTCCGTTCCCTTGGGAAGTTTGCGTGGTTCATCACACTCGTGATTGCGATCTGGGATGGAATGACCGCCGCCTTTACGGAAGCTGGCCAGCAAGGATCGGACGCAATCTCTGTGTTTGTGGCATTCTTCCGAGGTGCCGTCAATGGGTTCCTTACGCTCATTACTGATCTCGGGGAATTTTTTGGTTGGATCGTTGAGAAGGTTATGAGGATGATGGGCTTCTCTGAGGAGGCATCGCTGGCTGTGCGAGAGGCCATCAATGGCGCCGCTCAATGGCTAGAGGACTGGGTTATTGGATTGTCCAACTGGTTCTATGATTTTGTGGAGGCCGCACTCAGAATGTTCGGAGGGTTCTTTGGGGAGAATCCTGTTGAGGGTATTGGCGAAGTATGGGATATGCTTGTGGGTGCATGGGATAGTTTCTGGTCCATGATCACCGGTGCATTCTCCGGAATGGTTTCATTCCTTGATGATGCCATCCTATGGGCACGCCGCCTGAACCCCGGCGAAATTCTCGGCAACATGCTTCAAGGCGCAGGAAACCTTGCGGCTGGCACTACTGCCGCTCTATTACCCGGCTCTGCCGGTGCAATAGCCACGATTGCTGATGCATTAAATGGACCCAACACTCTGGCGGATCAGGGCGCCGCAGGCGGTATCATACCGTCAGGTGCATCGGCTCGTCCGGGCGAGACCATTTCTACAAATGCAAGAGAGACCGCCCAACAAGCAGCGGCTCAGGTATCGGCGTCTATGGTTATCTCGGCACCATCGAACACCAGTGTCACCTCAAGCACCCAGACCAATGCATTCATCAACCGGCAGGTCAGCACAACCAACCCAGCGAGACCATTTAGAAACTAGGGCCGGTTGATAAAGACCTCGCCGCCCATGAAGGTGCCAATCACGCCACCCATCACACCATAGAACCATGCCAATGGTGCGCCCAATGAGTTGATCATGTCGGGTGTCATCACACCCATGGACACCAGTATGATGAGCACCGTAGTGTTGAGGGCAATTGCAGCGAATGCGACCACCGCAAAGTATCTCTGGGTCCGGCGCCAGCGAAAGATCACGGCGCCTTCATTCTCATCGATCACACCATCCTCATTGAGATCGTGCTTATTCGTCGGTGTCGTCTCGGTCATCGTCGTGACTCTCTAGCTTTGGATTGATCTGCTCTGCATCTGCCCATCTCGCATTATAATAATCATTGTTGTTCCGATAGGCATACACCGGAACCTCGGGGTATTTATTCGTGAACTCAAGTATGGAGCTGTAGACCTTCCCAAGCTCTTCCTCATAGCTATCTAGTAGGTTCTCGGCGTGCTTGATCTCGGCGTCGGTGGCGAATTTCCACTTGGGCACACGCTTCGCTCGCCATATCTGGTCCATGATGTGCTGTTCCCGGGCCGTCATGGCCACATGGACAGCCGTTAGGTATGGCTCGATGGGGATGGCAGGCTTATTGGTAAGAAGGCGCTCCTCGGTCTCTGACACGCCTTGGCCCCGACCATGGCGCACATGGACCATGCCGTCATCATCCTCGCCCGTCGTCTCATATGAGAAGTAATCGACCGGCACAATCTTATAGTCGGCCCGCAGCTTGTTCGCATCAAACTCAAGGGACACGGCTGACCTGTTGTCACTGTTCCCTCCCCGGGGGTTTGCCCATGAGCTTTGCAGGCTCCGACCGAATGAGATGAACCGGCGATACTTGTTGCCGATGCCTGTCCGCTTCATGAGCGCAAGCTCATCCGCATAGTTCCGCATGTCACTGGACTTGATCAGGCCATCCTCTAGGATGTTGGACCACCAGTTAGGTGATGTGTGATAGAGCTTTGGTGTACGAACACCCTCGCCCAGTAGCCAGCCCTTAAGCCTCTTCATCATAGTCGTCCTCATCGTCCTTGTCCCACAGGTGTGGGTTCATCTGGGCGGCATTGGCCCAGCGCCCTTGCGCAAAGCTCTTCTCATCGCCATAGACCCAGACAGGCACGCCCGGGTGCTTATCCGCATACATGGCAACGGTCGAGTCGTGATCCCAGATGCGGTCCTGCATGTTCCGAATCCAGGCCTCCTGTTGTGCGATCTTGTCCCTGATGATAGGCTTCTCGTCAGGGGCTGTTGAATTGGATGCAAGATCGTCCTTGAGCCCGGCGATCATGGCCCGGTGATAGGCAATGTTCTTGACATCCCGGAGCGCAAACTTCATGAAAATGTGAACACCATCAAGATACTTGTCAAGCCGAATGTACTCATCATCCGTAATCAGCCGCTCCTCTTCCTCACTGCGCCCGCCGCCCCGTTGATTGGGCAGAGCATTGCGGTTGAACCAATCGACCGGCACCAGCTTATAGTCGGCTCTCAACTTCTCGGAGTTAAACTCAAGGACCACAACCACATCGGCATAGACCGCCCCCATGAAGTCACCACTCATCGAGCGAGCAAAGGATGCATATCGCCCGCCATGCTTTTTGATGAGATCAGGGTTGGCCACCACTGCCCGCTCACCCTCTCCCATCAGTGTGGTCTTGAGCTTGTTGCTCGTCAGGATGGTCCGCCACATCGCCGAGCGGTGATATAGCTTGGCATTGCGTACAGCCTCGCCAATGAATGTCTTAAGTCTCTTCATCATAGTCGTCCTCGTCATGTGGATCGGTGACATTCGGGTTTATCTGATGCGCCGTATCCCATCGACCCGCCGCAAATGTCTTCGCATCATCATACAGCCAAAATGGGATGTTGGGGTATCTACTCACGAGCTTGGCAACGGCACCGGCTTCCACTGCAGTGGTTATCTCACCGGGCATGTCAGTGTCCCGCTGCCATATGTGAACGCCATCCAGATATTTGCCAATTGGAATACTCTCCGCACTCGTGATGAGGCGTTCCTCTTCTTCTGATACGCCATCAGCCCGCACGGGATCGTCATCATATGAAAACTTGGCCATCCAATCAACCGGAATGATCTTATAGTCACGCCGAAGTCTTTCCGAGCTGAATTCCAAAACACATGAGAACTGGTGAAACTTTGTCTTCATGAACGATCCGCCCAGTGTCCGAGCGAATGACACATATCTGTCGCCGTATTTATCGATCAGCTTATCATTTCCTATGACACCCATTTCGTCATCATCCATGGCACTTGTCATCAGGTCGCCACTATACAGAATTCCCTTCCAATCGCCCCTATGATAGAGCTTGGCTGTACGAACAGCCTCTGCCATGAATGTTTTGAGTCTCTTCATGTGCCTAGTCCTCGTCATCATGATCAAAGAATCTTGGATTGATCTGCTCGGCTTCCGCAAATCTCCCGGCCTTGAATGTGGCCATGGTGTGGTAAAGGTATGCCGGAACCTTGAGGCTCTTCATCTCACCGACAAGCTGATCTCGCAACATGTTAGGCCGGTTGTCCTCATCATCAACAGACTCGGCGGAGATATAGATGTGCACTGCGGTCAGGAATGGATCGATAGGCATGCTGTGATCCTTCGAGACCAACCGCTCTTCCTGCTCATCCTCACCGAACTTGCGCAGGCCACCCTTAAAGAAGTCCACGGGCTTGACCTGATACTTTGACTTGAGCTTGGCAGCATCGAACTCGAATGCCCAGACCACAGCCGCCCAGTTAATGACAGAGTTGGTGTAGTGGCCGCCGATGGATCGGGTGAATGAGATGTGACCAACATCCGGCGCTGACTTGACACTACGCTTTGAGATTGACTTGTTCAGAGACTCATCCGATGTCTCGTCTAGATGGGCGATGGTGATATAGCCAGCCCGGATAATCGATGTCCCGAACTCAGTGACATGATAGAGCTTGGCAGACCTCACGGCCTCGGTAATGAATGTTCTAAGCCTCTTCATCGTCATCGTCCCTAAAGTCTGGGTTTAGTTGCTCGGCCTCGGCCCATCGCCCGGCATTGAATGCTGCTCGGTTGTGATACAGATAGAATGGCACATCGTACTTGCCTGATGCCGCATACTTTCGGGCCTGATCCTCTTCATAGTGCTCATAGTTCCGGTTGGCCTCGCCATTGGCAACGGTACGGTCGAGCATCTCCTGTGCCTTCTCAAGCGTCCAGTACACAACTCTCTCGGTATTCAGGCCGGACTTCACGACTTTCTCGCCAGCCTCAATACGGTCGATCAGCCTCTCATAACCCGCAACCTTCTTGGCGAACAAATCATTCTCGATTGGATCACGGTGCTTGCTCTTGCTATAGATGTGAACGGCCTTGATATATTTGATGGGCACCCTGTCATCCTTGGACAGAAGCCGCTCTTCCTGCTCACTATATCCACCCGGACGGGAGAATGAACTGTGAGCGGGCTCGGCCCAGAAGTAATCGACCGGTACAATCTTGTAATGGTTTCGAAGGCGCTCGGCATCCAGTTCAAACACAACACCGGTATACCGTGAGCCATTGCTGAGCCATTCCTGTGTGAAGGATGAGTTGATGGTCCGGGCCATGGACATGTAATAGATGGGCTTCGCCGGATCGAAGTTGATATCACGGGCCTTCTTCACAACCCGCTTCTCGGTTTGGGTGATGTCCACCTTTGTCAGCTCGAACACCCCGGAGGATAGCAATGCCCATGGTCTCTTGGACATATGGTATAGAGAATTGGGACCAACACGTTCTGTCAAGTCCCTTATGAATGCCTTAAGCGTCTTCATCATGCGGGTCCTCTAGGCGGGTGTTGATCTGTTGGGCCTCGGCCCAGCGTGCCTGATCGAATGATTTCCGATTGGAGTACATCCATACCGGGACATTCGGGAACTCGGCAGTGCGTTTCAGAAGATCGTCATAGACATTATCGATCTTGGTCCGGATATAGGCAAGCTCTCGCTCAGCCTCGGCCAGTCTCCGAGATCGTAGCTCGTTCCGGACAGAGTTTGTGTCCGGATCAGTCGCCATCGCCCTGATCTGACTGATGGTGTATTGGTATTGTTCCATGTCCCGGGTCATCTCCCCAAGGCCTGTCCATAATACATGCATGCCTGTGAACACCGGCGCCAATTGTATCTCGGTCTTGGATGTGATCAGGCGTTCCTCCATCTCACTGTGTCCCCTCTCCCGGCCATGGGTAGAGCCGCTGGAATGTAGCCAGTCAACCGGTACGATCTTGTACTTCCGGCGCAGGTATTCGGCATCGAACTCAAACACCACAACAAGATCGCTCTGTTGCATCTTGATGAATGAGCTGCCGGGTGACCGGGCAAATGAAATGTAGCGGTCACCATATCGTTCCGTGCTGATCCCGGCCTTCTTGACCACAACACGTTCTGTCCAGCCCATCTCGGATGATGTAAGCTCCCCGTCCTCAAGGATATTGCGCCAGCTGGGTGAGCTGTGATACAGCTTCTGCTTCCGGACGGCCTCTGTTAGGAGCTTGTCGAATTCGTTAAAGTTCATCGTCATCTTCCCACATCGCTGGATTGGCCTGCTCGGCTTCTGCCCAGCGTGCGGACATGAAGGCGTGTTGGTTTGAGTATATCCAGAATGGAATCTTCTCATCAGCCTCTTCGGCCATGGCACGAAAGCGGGACTCACCCTCGGTCATGTTGTTCCTGATCTGGGCGATACGCTCATGCGCCTGCTTGAGCTTGAACTGTACGTCTTTGAGGACGTATGGTGATGCATCATATATGTTGGACTGCGCTGGCTGCATGACAGTTTCACCCGACTCGATCCTGCGAATGATGTCCTCGTAATGTGCGATCATCTTCCGGACATACTGATAGGCATCTGGCGTCTCACCCTTGACCAGAGCATGCACCGCAACGAGATACTTTGACAGTGGGACATTCTGCTTCTTTGACATCACCCGGTCTTCGGTCTCACTGCTACCCCGGTGACGGAACTCATTAGAACCGCCATCAGGATCAAGGGTAGATGCCTGATAGTCAACCGGGATGATCTTGAAATCTGCGGCCAGTTTGTTCCGGTCAAGCTCAAACACAACCACGATTGGATTGTATTGGTTCTTGATGTCGGCTTCGGTATATGAGTTGCGGATTGATCGACCGGTTGATAGGTAATACCGATATGATCTGTCCAGTTTAGGGACGGCCTTCTGTACGGTCGCAATCTCTTCACTGTCCACAAGCCTTGACATAATGATGTCATTGTCATTCAGCATGCTCGCCCACTGCGGGGTGTAGTGGTACAGAGAATTAGGCCTGACATTCTCACTGATGAGAGCCATGAAGTCTTCGAATTGCATTAGACCTTAATTCCCTGTTCTTTCATCTTGGCTTTCTCTTCCTCGATGTGCTGCTCTAGCATGGCCAGCATGATTTCCCTTTCCCATGGAACCATCGCATTTTGTTCATCGAGCCTCCATTGGTGATGGTGCATCAAGGCGAACTGAGTACGATAGAAGTTCTCTAGCGTGTTATAGGAGAGGGCTATCCGAAAAAATTCTGGATACCCGTGAGCACTTTCTCATTGACGTGACCGCACTTCGGGCACTTGAAGCTGATAGGAAGCTTTGCGGATGGCATCGCCTCAAGGAATTTCCTGACATGGGAAAACTGTTCTTGGTTCATCGTACCAACAAACTCTGTGCGATCAGCGAGCGGCTGCGCCGAAAACTTTTCACATTCATCCCCGAACTCGACGGTGTCGATCACAATGTCGATCATGGTGAACATGGAGTCGACCCGATCACTCTTTTCGGTGGACACGATCTTGGGATTGCGCAATACGTCTTGAAGAGTTGGGTGCCGCATCGTGACGCCGATTGAATCTCCGACCGTGAACCGCAACATATCGGCGGTTTCATCTAGGACGACGATATCTTCCAGATTGATTGTGATCTCCGAGACGTGCTCGCATTCATCACACGCCGACTGGACCGTGGTCACCTCTCCGGCTGCCTTGGCCCGGAGCTGGATGAACGCATACTCGACGTCAGCCATGGCTAGGTCGTCGGCACGCAAATTCTGGACACATGCATTAAGAATGTCACGCATGGCCTTCATGGAGGCTGTAGGGTCCTTGGACTCGCCTGCCACCAGCAGCATCTTTTCCTCTTGCACGAGATACGGGCGGTACTTGTAGGTCTTGCCGTTGAGTGGCAGTGTCATATCGTATGCGAATGTGGTATTGAGTTTTGGGAGTGCCATTATATGGACCTTCGATAAGATTGAGTTACCATGTATTTATACCAGACATGAAAATGGGAAGAGACCGAAATCCCTTCCCATTATTCACCGGCAGTCACACATGCATTCTCTTCGCTCTCTCGCCCTATGTCATGTATTTGACGTGCAGAGAGTACCGTGTTTTAGAATGTTCACTCTTGTGGTACTAAGACTACCACTGCAGCGATATTTCTAAAATGAGTTTACATATACCATGCATTGGGTAGCGGTGCTACCACAGTTGTGATATTCATAAACCACAGTTGAAAATATCCCGGAACTCATACCAATAGTGTAAGTTCCGGGATATTTTCAAACTGCTACGACTTGTCGGCAGCCGCTGCCCGGAAGTATGCAAGAGCATCGTCCGGTGCTGGTGCGGCAGTTGCATCAGGCTCGAATGGAAGTGAGTCATCCGAGTCATCCGAGAAGTTCGGAGTCGTTGCCTCGAACGAGGATGCTCGTTCATTCCCAACAGCTGGCTGTGCTGCAGCAGGAATTGAGGCTGACAGGTTCATGACCTTGTTGAAGTGCCGTGACAGCTCCTCATAGGACTTGAACTTGTCGGGAGAGATCAGGCTATTCAGAGAATGGGCCTGATCCAAAACAGCGACGATGTCGTCAATCGAGTTGGCAAGCGGTGCTGGCTGACTGAATTCGGACTTGTCGTATTTTGGGAAGTTGTCAACCTTGCGCACTCGCAGGTTGAAGTTGGCACCCTTATCGGTAGGGTCAAACGCAGTGACAGTTGCCTGTCCTTCGAATGTTGGATGCATTGCATCCTTGACCATGTCCATGATGGACTTGCCATATTCGAACAGCATGACCTTGCCGTTATTCTCGGGGTTGCCGAAATCCTGAACGATCAAGATATTAGAGACGAAGTGGGTCCGGCGCTTGGCACCAACCTTGTTCACAATGTCCTTACCATGGTCGCCCTTGTTGTACTGGATTTCCAGCCATTCACTAACCGGATCATCATGATCCCACGAAAGAGTCTTCCGACTTTTTTCGATATACCACTTCCCGGTTGGGCCTTTGAATCCATGGTCCATATAGGAAATCCATGGTGCCTCACCTTCAACAGAAGGGAGGAAGCGAATGACCGCTTGGCCGTTGCCGAGTTTATCCCGGGTCAGTTTCCAGAAGCGTTCATCAGGACCGAAGTCCTTCTTTCCGGTGCTGGCGTCAACCGCTGCGGTCAACTCATCAACAGAAAGTCCTGCGAGACGTCCACGAAGGGCGTCAAAGTTCATCTTAGACATATGTTTGCATTACACCTTATTGTCAGCTTTTTCCAGCTTTTGGGTTTTCGCAGAATTCATAATATTTGAAAAGATCGAGAAGTATTTCTCCCGATCAAAGGGGAGGAACGCCGCATACTGTAGCATGAGACGTTTCTCGTCAGGCCAGACAATGGAGTCAAAGTCTGGCATCTTGTTGATGACATCTGTGAGCTTATGGAATAGTACCACAGACTCAAGCGAGACATCACCAGCACTAAGGGCGGCCATCATAAGTGGACGGCTACCATCAGAGGATTGGATGAAGATTTCATCAAACTCAAGGGTATCATTATAGCACAGCAGCGTGCTCATGTCAAGCACGAACTGATAGGAAAGACGTGATTTTCTGCCGCACCACTGCAAATAGTTACACGCTTCCATGTCACCGGCATATGTCACACCGGTCACAATGTTGGCAAGGAGGAATTCGATCAGGTCCTTCTTAACGGGAAATCGCTCGGCCAGCTTGTTGTACACATGCTTGCGGGGATAGTTCTTCCATCGGGTGTCGGAATTCCTCACCTTGAAATTGTATTTGATTGCGTCGAAGTTCCCGGGCGCAAAGTGCATTGTCAGCGCCGCATGGATTTCGTATGCCTCACCCGGGTGCATGGGCTATTCCTTATGGGCCGGATACGACTTGTACAGGCATGAGTTGATCTTGAAGAACAATTCCTCACCGAGATTGCGTTCCCAAAGTTCATCACGCAGAGCGATAAGGCTCCGCTGTGTTTCTTCGGGGTCTACCAGAGTCTTCGGGGTCACGCCCTTGTAAATCGTGTCTTGAACTGCCATGATAATTCTCCTTAGCCGTACCAGTGTCCCGTGAATACGAAACTGATGCATCCGATAATAACATATGCCATGCCCATTACAAATCCCATTGACAGATAGAATGCAATTACATGCAGAGCATACGGGGTGTGGGTATCATACCACGATCCCGTGTCATGGTCATATCGAGCATTCCTCCACGGATCATACGAAATTTTCGGGAAACTCCATCCGACCCATGCCCAAAATGCTATAAAGACCAGCCATGCAAGGAACTCCATCACTCTACAAGCCCCGTGAGGCTCGAATTGTCGTCGCCCTCTACCATGCGCAGGGCCACAGCCTCACGCTCAATGGCGGTACGCATAGCGGCGTCCAATAGACGGTCGCCATCCTCGGGGTCCAGACCATATCGGGCCAGCACATGCAGCACCGCATCGATATAATTGGTCTTGAACTCTGCCACCCGGGCCAGAACCTCTGTCCGGAATGCCTGTTTGTTGATGATGCTATTCTCTGCGGTCATGATTATTCCTCTTTGGTCATACAAATCGTTCGATTACCGACACCAGTGCATCGGACAGCCACATTGCAATGTCAGCGGCCTTGATTATGACGCCGATAATCGTGAGGACCGCCAGTGCCCCAAGAATCCATGGCCCCAGAATCTGGATCAACTCAAGTAGCATTGTACCACAGATACCGATCAATAGCAAGATAATAAGGATGGTGATCATTGGACTAGGTCACGCCCCCACTCTTCGATCAGGCTGAGATCGTCGCAGTGCACATGCACCGGGCTGTCTGGCATCCAGCTCTCGGCCAGTCTGCAGGCTGATTGCAGCTTCGTGATAGGCGCAAACTCTTTCTTGAGCCCGGCCTTGGCAAGCTTCCACGGCATTGACGCCTCACTCCATCCCGCCTTGGCGAGATTGTTCAGGATGAGTTCTCGCTTGGCCTTGAGCGCAATCGTGCACATCTTATAGACCATGCTGGACGGTAGGACAATGTATGACATGTTATTCACAATCCTTGATAAGCAGCAGACCGTTATAGTGGGCCAGCTGGCCGTTTTCAATGCCGGAGCGCACCGACATGAAAAGAAATATGCAGATGGCGGCGAATCCCACCATCAGGAGTTTGCCTGTAGTGTTCATGGTACACTCCCGGGATTGGCCCATCGATTGAGATACACCATATCGCTCGTTGACACCTGCATGATGCTGTGGGTGTGATTGCGGCTGGCAGATGCCAATCGAATGGCCGGAGCGGATCGATCATCGGCATAGACCGAAAGTAAATACATGGTGAAATCGTAATCACCTGTATTATTGGCATATTCCTCGGCTCGGGCTCTTGCCCCGGCCTCGGTGTATTTCGGCACCCGTTTCATGAACCACCCGAACCTGCGTTCCGCCAAGAATTCGGCGGTCCATTTATCGATCTGAGCAGCTCGCTGAGCTGCGCTATGTGCATTGGCATTGCGCAATGCGGCTGTGGCCAATTCAAATACTTCTTTGGCCGGGACTGTGATCGTACTCATGACTGGTCACCAGTGAAGCCGGACCATTGCAGGTATGAAACGGCCATGATAACAAACGGTAGCACCAGCCAGTTACCTGTCTCGGCACAGTATTTCATGGTGATGTAATACAGGAATGTGCCGGATGTCATTGTCAGAATCCAATTGATCAAATATTTCATGATATCTCCTACAATACCTTGAGCACAATGGTTGTGCGGTTGAGCCGAGGATTTGCGAATGTGTCCTTGGTGGTGAGACACTTCCACTCGGCATGAATCTTACGAATACCGTTATTGCATACAACAGCCAGCATGTCAATAGGCTTTCGCAGTCGGGTTGTCCGACTCTTTGATTTGTTGACGTTCAGGATTTCCATTCCCTTGCCGCTGAATGACTGCCCATCTTCCGCAACCAGTTCGGTCAGCTGCCGGGTTTTGGCATTGTACAGGAATGCCCGAGTTGCTCCGATGATCTTGACCGGCTTGATTGACTTAACGCCAGTCTCCGGGTCATCGGCCTGACAGACAAATCCTTTGGCCTGCATCTCGGGTGTCACAACCTTCTTCCGGCGTGGCTTCCGTACCTTCGGCGCCAGAGATGCCTCCACACCGTCAAGGATGCCCCGCAGGACCTTGATACGTCTGTTCCGCTCCGCCACCCCAAAGGGAAACGCATCGGCTATCCAGTCGTCCTCTAAATCGATCAGGCGGTTCTTTGCCCATGGACCGATGATGTCCGCAAGGTTGCTCTTGGTCTCCTTGGTCACTCCGAGCCGGGACTCGAAATCAAATGACATCTTGTTGCCGTCCATCCATGCATCTTCCAGAGCATCAAGCTCGGCGAGCATCTTTGATGTCGGCGACACGATCTTCCTCGGCACAATGGGCGTCATAACAGGAGCATTGGCCAACTCTTCACGGGCATAATCGATCAACTCGGAAATGTCGGTGCCAATTGTATTCAGCTCCTCGTCAGACAGGACCCAACCGCTCTCGACCATCCGGCCATACTTGCCGACCCGAATAGGGAGACGGGGGAGATGCTTGAGGATACCATCGACATCGTCATCCGAGACGGCATACGGGAACTCATCCCGGGCGATCAGCGAAAGCACGTTGTTCTTGTAGTCCTCAATCGTTGGGTAGAAATATGCATACCAGTTGAAGGCATCGATGACCGCAACCTTACGAGTATCATCATCGGGCATGGTATCCCATTCGGGCTCCTCGCCGAGATATTTCGTATGGTATTTGCGATCCTTGTCCTTGGTGGCGATGGTGTCGGTTCTTTTACGAGCCATGATTTTGTATCCTCTGTCTATGACAGGATTTATGTACGGTCATCTTCACAGGTTTTATACCCCTTGTCAAATCCCTCTTGCAGTCCATCGGCATGGCCTTCATCATATCCGGTCAAAAGACCCTCGGATCGGCCCTCAATAAATGATCGCTTGTCGGCATTGCGCACGCCCTCTTCATATGCCGCCGCAACATCCGGTTCATGTTGCAGCCGGGCATATTCAGCGCCGTCAAGCAATCCGTCTGCATATCCCTCGGCCTTGGCGGGCTCATATGCGTCACGGGAACCGGCTTCGTATCCGGCATCTAGGCCGACCACATTACCGTCAGCGTATCCATCTTTCTCGCCTTGATCTCGGCCATCATTATATCCACTATCGTATGCAACATCATGCTCGTCGGTCTTGCCCAAGTCGTATGCTTCCGTGCGCATGTATTCAAGGTACTCATGGATCGATGGGACCAATGGGGCATCCTCTTCCGAAGTCCGCCGCAGTGCCTCGATGGTGTCATGGATGATATTGACAAGCGCCTGATCGATCTGGTTTATGACATCAGTGATGACAGGGTCTTCTTGATACCGGGCTTTCAATCGAAACAGATCGAGATCGGATCGGATATCATAGCGATGTCCAGCAAGGTCCGCCGAAAACTTTGTGGTATATTCGAGATTGGTATGTGTTACGGTCATGGGCGTCTCACTTTCATGTATTGATGTGCACCGATCAGCCGGACATCATACCCATAGCGGGACCAGCGAGGATTTACGTATGTCGCATGATAGTGTGTGGCATTGCCGGTTGGATCGAGCACACGGCCATTATACACAGCCTCGGCGATGATCAGGCTCTCCACCCATGCGTCCTGTTCATATGCCGTGTCCGATATTCTGTCACCGGTCCAGCTGAACTGATTTCGCTGATATACGACTTCGCATACCGTGTTCGGATATCGAGCCCGCCCCACTCGATTGAGCACGACATATGATACGCCAACTTTGTCACGAAAGGTTGATCCTCTGGCCTCATGATACAGATTCAGGGCCAGACAGTTGATCTCAGCAAGCTCCTCTGGTGTGGTGTCCGGATGACTCATGATAAGCGGAATTATGGGTCTCTCGATTGGAGGGAGGCTCGGCGGCTCAGCAATGGGGTATGTGGTGGGGGTGAGTGCCATATCAACTTCGATTGAGATTGCGGGGACATCAATCGTGATCGGATCATCGACACGGGTGGACAGATAGATACCCTGCGCAATCAGGCACGCCCCAGTAAACGAGACTGTCAGGATTGCGGCGTCGATATAGATGCTCTTGATTGTGATCATGGGAGTCTCCGTGTTTATCTAAGCATACACGGATCAGTTCGTGCGTCAAGCTTGAACAGCAGCATATCTCCACATGTCGATGTTCGATGTGTGGCATTGATTACCCTGAGTGTCGTTCCATACCCCATTGCGATAGACGCAGCCCATATAGAACGATCCAGAAGTCGCCTTAATATCAACCCGCTTAGTTGTCTTGGCGTGTAGGCGTCCGGAGCTCCATGTTCCGGCGCACTGCATCACGGAATAGTCATCGGCATCAGGTGCGACGGCATCTTCGCTCTTCGCCCACTCAATGACGGCATCCCGTAGCCCATCGGTGTATTTCGTGACCGTGACGTCCATGGCGGCGTGCTGGTTCTCGACAACATAGTCGAAGATTACATCATACAGGCTATCCGACATTTGAATATCTCCATTTCAAGTTCGGCCATTGGCCCGGGCTGTATTTCTCGGTCTGGGCCACATCAGGCTTCTGTACCCAGCGTAATTCCGCAAAGTCAAATCTAAACTTGTGAAAGACTATATTGTCCCCAAGGTCCAGAAAGTCAATCGTGCGAGTCATATCGGGTTCCATGTCCTCGGGTGATGCCCATTCCATCTGGGGTGCTTCCCGCTCCTCCAATACGCCAGCCCAATTAAGAACAGCATTCTCGATAGCCTCGCATGTTGCTTTCGATATATGACGGCTTGGCACCGAGATATCATGGGCAGCCTTGATGACTAGGTATAGCTCTCGGTCGCTCATGCCAGCTCGAACTCCGATGATGACGATTCGTTTCTGGCAAAGATTGCTCTTCCGAACATGTAATTCTCCTATTCAGCCGCAGCGTCTTGGATAAGGACGACCTTGGATGGCCGGGTGATTTTGGTCTGGCGCACATCACGATAGACATCATGTGACTTGATGGTTGCGATCAGCTGGACGGTATCGCCCTTGTGGCCAATCTCAACCGTGCCGATGTAGACGACCGAGTTGCCGGTGGCGTCACGGCAGTTGTGAAGACGGCTGAAACCGTATGCGCCGTGGAAATCGTTCGTGCTGATGATCTTAAGCACCATCGGGATGCGGGCCTTTGGCTCGCCAACCCAGCGGGAGACATCCGCAAGTTCCTTGTTGGCCTTGGCGTATGCCTCGTCACGATCAGTCATCTTGTCAAGCGCACGCCATGTGGCAGCCTCTTGACCTTCGGTCAGCGATCCCCACTGGCAATACGCACCCCACATCTTGCCAATGAAGTGATCTTTGGGAGTGAAGCGGGCCATAAGTTCGACCAGCTTTTCACGATCCTCGGTCATCCAGCGTGCCTTGCGACCCTTACGGGCATTGACAGCGATACGGTGTTGAATGGCGGCTTGGTAGGCGGCGCTATCTCTGGACATGTTGGTATCTCCTAATCGCTTCGACAATTAGAGTGATACAGTAGAGAATATGGAATGTCAACGATTTTCATGGTTCGCTCCAATTCAATTCAGAATACCGCCACTTGATATCGTTCCATATACCGGGGCTGTAGTTTGTCAGGCCGAGCTGATGCTCTCCCGGGCGGCGCCATTGATCCGTATCGGAATTGTATTGCATCCCGATACGGATATCCTTAGTTGACATCTTGTACACATCGATCAGCATGGAAGTGTCCGGGTGATTATCTTTCGGATATATCCATTCACTGATGTACGGGCTCGTAGATGCATTAATCGCATCGGCCCATGCCACGATATCATTGACGATATATCTGATATCATCGGGCGTGCAGTATCCGAGGAGGTGTCTTTTCGACAGACTATTCTGTACAGTGTCGTACAGCGAGGCCATGATCAGCCCATCCAATCGAGGGATTTATTCAGCTGATATGTGAGGATGTTATCGAGCGCAACACAGATGCCGAATACAGCAATTGCACATCCGATCACTGTCATGGCGGAAAAGCCGCTGATGAACATCAGGACGATCTGGAATGTTATCAGCAATACATGAAATGCAATAAGACATTTATTGGCGGTGACATAGTTGTTCATGAGAAAATTGAGCATGGTAATCCTCGTTTTAATTGATGGTCGAAGTGTATCCGATCCAGAAGTGCATGTCAATCGAAACTTCCACGTTCGACATATGATGCCCCGGGCGGCATGATGCGTTCCCGGGAGTCTTCCGGCTCGTCGGGTAGAACCGTCAACGGGATGAAATATGAAAATGCCTCGGTGGGCCATGCATGATCCATAGCAGCGGTCACCCATGGGCAGCCTTCCAGTGCCTCGGGCGTCCACTTGATTGTCATCGGGCCATACATTCGGTGGATCGCAATGATAGGTTCCCGATTATCGGGAAGGTGATCTTCGATTGGCCGCCACTCGGCAGATACAGAAATGGTCATAGAACATTCTCCGGTTAAGGTGTTCTATGACCATATTGCATTATGTGGATGGGGTCAACCTGTTTGATCAGGGCCGTTCCATCGTGGGTATGTC